ATATCAAAGGATATGCAAGTACTAACGCATCAGACAGAGCGGGAGATTGTATTGACCATGAAGCATGGACTAAAAATGGTGGGTTGGAAAACTTTAAAGGTAATCCAATTATTCTTTTTAACCATGACTATAACAAACCAATAGGTCGAGCAACTTCATTAGAAGTTACCGACAAAGGCCTCGAGCTTGGAGCTANAATCTCTAAGAGCGCAGGNGATGTAAAAGATCTTATTAAAGATGGCGTACTTGGAGCATTTTCCGTGGGTTTCCGAGTCAAGGACGCTGATTATCTAAAGGAAACCGATGGATATAAGATAAAGGACGCCGAACTATTTGAAGTGTCTGTTGTGAGTGTACCTTGCAACCAGACCGCTATGTTCTCGATTGCGAAATCATTCGATTCTCAATCTGAATATGATGAATGGAAAGCTGAATTTTCGAAAGAAGAAAAACAGGCTCATGATATGACAGCAGTAAATACTGGTGAAATTGATGCGCCACAAGCCGTGGGTAACACCACTCAACAGGAGAGACATATGTCTACAGAAAAAACTACTCCAAATGCTGAGTTTGACTTGAAAGCGTCGCGGAAGAGGTGGCAAAATCAACTGCTGCTAAAATCGCAATGCAACAAGCAGAACAAAAAGCAAAAGAAGTAAGCGAAGCTGAAGAAAAAGCTGTAAAACTGGAAACAGAAGCAGTAGAAAAAGAAGCTAAGCAAGATGAAGTTAAAACAATCGTAACTGCTGGTCTATCAGGAGCTGAAAAGCTTGTAAACGACGTTGAAAAACGCGTTTCTGAAAGACAAGGAGATTTAGAATCTGTTGTTAACGAACTCAAAACAGAACTATCCGACAAGAAAGATGAGATTAACGCTATGCGTGAATCAAAAAGAGTTTTTGGCGATAGACAAAACAGCGACTGGCAGAAAGCCTTCCAAAGCGACGTTGACGACGCTTGGGTAATGGGACTTGCTACTGGTAAAGGCTGGAATACTAAAATGGCTCAAGAAACTATGGAAAAAGTTAACGCTCATTCAGGCGTTGCTGTTTCATCAGCTGATTTTGAACAAACAGTATCAACTAATATCGAAAGAGATATTCAACTAGAGCTCGTGTTAGCACCGTTATTTAGAGAAATCCAAATGACTTCAGCTACACAAATCTTACCAATCATGCCAGATGCAGGGTATGCTGAATTTACAGCTAACCAAGTAGCTTCTGGGTCTTCACCTCATGGAAACTTAGAGGAAAGAGGAGATACTTATGATGGTACGTATTCAGGTATTGATTTAACTGAAAGAACTCTATCAACCAAAAAACTTATTTCACAATCATACTTAGGTAATGAAACTGAAGAAGATGCAATCCTACCGATTCTTCCTTTAATTAGAGAATCTATCGTTAGGTCTCATGCAAGAGGTATTGAAAACGCACTACTATTGGGTAACCATGCAGACGGTGTTTACGGTACATCTGGAGCAGCTTTCGAAGGACTAGTCACAATGGCTGGTGCTAACAAAACTCAATCCGGTACTGCTTTTGCATCAGAATCTTTAACAGCTTCAATGCTATTGAATGCTAGAAAGAAAATGGGCAAATGGGGTATGAACCCTAGAGATGTAATATACATCGTTAATTCAACTGAGTACTTTAACCTACTATCAGATGCAGAATTCCAAGATGTCAACTTAGTTGGCAACATGGCAACTAAACTGAATGGTGAAATCGGAGAAGTCTTCGGTTCTAGAGTTATCGTTTGTGACGAGTGGAAAGCTCCAGCTGTAGGCAAATTCTTTGCTTTAGCTGTGAACACGAAGAACTTTGTAATGCCTAGATTAAGAGGTGTTACTATTGAGTCTGACTACGAAGTAGCAAACCAAAGAAGAGTATTAGTCGCTTCGCAAAGACTAGGTTTTACCGACCTTATCGATGCTTCAACAGCGTGTCATACACTTCAGTATAAAGGTAGTTAATACTTTTAGAAATCCCGTGGTGGGGGCAACTCCACCACACTTTTTATAGGAAAATATATGGCAGATTTAGTTACATTACAGCAATACAAGGACTTCGCAGGACTGACTAGTATAAAGAATGATGCTCGAATAAATGTAGTTATAGACCAAGTTTCCCAACTCGTTAAGACTTATTGCGGGAGTACTATTATAGATTATGCTAGTACTAATAAAGTCGAATATAAAAATATAAAAGACCCTATAGTAGAAACTATAATACTTGATGAGTCTCCTTTGATACAGGTAGTATCCGTACAAGAAAGAACAAGTCAAGCAGAAGCATACGTTACACTAATCACAGAGAATTCTGACAGTAGTGGTAAATATGAATATGTAATAGACACAGAGTCTGATAGCATAACAAGAACAAATAGTACAGGTAATAAGTATTGGCCTAAAGGCATGAAATCAGTAAAAGTTACTTATAAAGCAGGGTACACTAGTACTCCAGAAGATTTAAAATTAGCAGTATTTGATTTAATCAAGTACTACATGAAAGACGAAAGAAAAGAAAGACAGTCTATATCAGGAGCTAGTGTAGAGAATGTACTATCTTCCAGTTTAACAGGAAATATAGGATTTCCAGATCATATTAAGCGTATACTTGATATGTATAAATTATATAGTTAATGGCTATAAAAGCAATTGTAGACGAATATAAAGACTTAATGAAGAAAAGAATGTCACAGATAAAAAAAGTGTCAGGTCTTGGAGACAAAGTAGTTTTAGATTTAGTAATGGGGGGTGAATCCTATGTAAAGGCTATAAAATTAGGAGCTGAGCCCATTATATTAGCAAATAATATGCCTAAGCAAGCTAACGGAAGTAAATATTGGAGATTAGCTGTTGCAGATGCTATACAACAAATTGAAACAAGTAATAAATGTCACTATGTTTTAAATAGTTGGAATAATAATATTACTTCTAGAGGTATATACTTAGTTAAAGATAAAAGAAGAAAGAATTCAATTGTAGTTAGGTTTTTAAAGGACGACACTAATATAAAAGTAAATGATAATACAGTTCAAAAATTAGCCGCAGAATTCAGAAATATAGTATATAATAAATGGATAGATATAATAAACGCTAATATAAATGATTTATTTACAGGTCTAACTCTAGGACCTAACCAGCAGATGAGCTATAAAGGTGGTAGCAAAAAAATCTCTACTCAAATGGGACAAAATACTAATATTAGTCACCAAGCAGGAACTACAGTGGCTCAGTTGGCTATACAAGAGTTAAGAAAAAGTACTCCTGCTGTTATTCCAACACTACATGTAGAAATTTTAAAAGTTTTTGACTTTGCAGAACAAAATATGCAAATCTCTTGGGGAAGATCTAGTAAAAAGAATAAGATAGGAAGTTATACTTTTGATACTAAAGTTAATACAAAATTAGAGTATAATGAAAAAGGTAGTAAACAATTAGCAGATAGTAAAGGTATGTTACAAGAATTTGAAAGAGCTACTGCAGAATATATAAAAACAGAGATAACAAGACCAGGCTCCCCTCTTTTCGGACTTACACAAAAAGCTAGTAAGTCCATAAAACAACAAATAGCAGAAGATGTTATAAATGATATAGTTATACCCCTTACAAAAGGCGGAAAACCAGATAGAAGATTTAGTATAGTAAAAAAGATGACTGCTAAGAAATTTAAAGCAGAGACAAGAGCACCTAGAGTTGTAAAACAAGCTAAGGGTATTGGGAATCTTTCTCAGACAGCTACTTTATCTTTATCTGGAAAAACAGTTAGAGGTAGACCTGAAAAAAGTAAAAGAACTAATCAAGATAATTTAGTAAGCCTAAGAGCTTTAATAAATAAAAGATTAGGAGCCGAAGTTAGAAGAAACATGGGAAGACCTGCACTAGAGAATAGAACAGGAGATTTTTCCAATAGCGTAGAGTTAATGGACTTACGCGAAACGAAAGGAGGAATAAGCGGAGCTTATACCTATACTTTAACAGGCGGTGGTAGAAGTAAAAACAGACAAGGTGTATACCAAACTTTTGAAAATGGTGGGAGATGGCCTGAAGGGTACAACCCAAAACCTCTTATATCAAAAAGTATAAGAAACCTTGCACTACAGTACACGGAGCAGAAATTTACAAGTCTTAGGAGGACATAATGGCATCAACATATAGAACAGCAAGAAAGAAAATTGTAGATGCAATTGTAAATAAAATAAATTTAATTGATGGTAACTTTCCATACAATTCAAATGTATTTAAAAATGCTCACTCAGGAATGGTATTTTTAGATGAAATTCAAGAGTTTCCAAAAGTCTGCGTAGTAGCAGGAGACGAAACTAGAGAGTACCAACCAAATGAATTCAAATGGAGATTTTTGAGTTTAGACATAAGAGTTTATGTTGAAGACCAAGACGAACCACAAGAAGTCTTAGCTGTTTTAATGGAAGACATTGAAAGAGTTATCGACAACAACGACGTTTTGATTTACGATGATACCGTAAGTCCAAACTTAACAACGACTTCCTTAACTTTGCAGTCAATGTCAACAGATGAAGGAGTATTATCTCCTCTCGGAATTGGCGAATTGACTTTAGAGTGTAGGTATTAAAAGAAATTACACAGCGGATAAACGTCTTGCTAAGTACTTTCAAAGTAAAATAATAGGAGAAAGCAAATGGCTTTAAATCTATCGAGAAATACCAAAGTATTCGTCAGCTCAGTAAATGGAGTTGG